ACTACAGATAGCTGGAAATGTAAAATTTGTAGGTTAATTTAGTGAGATTCTCACCTCTGATGTAGGGGCATCCTCTGCTCCTTCATCTTTTTTTTAAATTACTGTTAATGAAGTTCATGGGGATGAACAAAATAAAATGTTATAATTATGGGAGAAAATGAATTACAAGATCCGTACAAAGGTAAAAAACCAAAAAGGAGATTTATTGAAGACGAAGATAATAATAAGTGGGTTTTTGAATTTCACAACTCTTGGAGATTTCCTGAAATAATTTCAATACGAAGAGTAGATTAAAAATTATGAAAATTAAAATAAGACAATCCAAATATAGAGGACTTGAATTTGGAGGAAGTGCTTTTGATGAAGGTAAAGAGAAAGGTAAAGTCTACGATATTGATTGTAGCAACAAAGAGACTGATGGAAACATCGTCTCTTTTTCTCATTCATCAAAGGGCTATAATGTAAAAGGTACAGCTTGTACAGAAATAATAGAAGTGGGTACTGATAAGTAAAATATAAGATATGAGTATAGTAGAGTTTGCGGTGATATATGCTGATGACATGACATTTTCTGAGCAGAACCCATTGATAAAGGAAATGAAACCTTTCTGTGATTTGTACGAAGAGTCAGATGAGCTTGGCGATAAGATAATGGGAGGTATATATAGAATCTACGATCTTAAGTCAAGCTATTATGCAGCTATAGATGATGAGAAAGAGAGGATAGAGGATGTTAACTTGTCTTTCATGAAGCAAGCTAATTTTCCTTGGAACGAGTATAATAGATATATATTATCTTATAAAGACAAGTGTAGAACAGAGCTACAAAAAAGATTATCAGTTATGCGTTTAGAATTATCAGAACGTGAGATATTCTACAGAGGTTTAGCATACGACAATGAGGATGATCTTATCATGAAGGAAACTATGCGTAAGACTCAGAAGTCATATTTAGAAGAGTACGAAGAGTTAGAAATGCTAGCCAAAGAGGAGGTTGGAGAACAGGCTTCATACGCAGGTTACATAAAGTCATATCAAGAGCGTAAAGCTGAATCAATGACTTCGGAGATGAAGAAAAAAGGAATAATAGATTAAGATGGAAAGTAAGAGGCTGAGGGATGGTATAATTGATAGAATTGTAGAAATAGATGGTACAGACTTCTTTGGCGTTGACATGTTACCATATAAAATACAAAACAGGAAATCATTCTATGAAAGGAATCATCCTGAAACTTTAAATCCATTCAGTCAGACATATGACAGATATTGGGATAAAGTTACTAGAAACATAGTAGAAGGTAAGTGGATTTATGATGTAGCAGAGGATAGTGATGATGGAGAAGGTACTTGGGTGTACATGATGCCTAAGCTATACTTCTATACTAATATCATAAAAATAGTTGATGAAGAGAGAAAAAGAATTTATCCAAGATTAAGGGATAATGAATGGATAATGGCTACCTACTATTTTATAATGGATGGGTTTAGTGGTTTTGAAGATGATTACAATTATACTTGTTGTGATTACATAAGAAAGATAGAGGATAGAGACTTAGAAAAATATCCAAATTGGAGAGATTGTTTAGAGGGATTTGAGATAGAGGATATAGAAAATAACTTAGAGCACCTTACGCTTAAGAATGGTAGCTTTAAAGAGTACATTGATCCTTGGATATATTTAACTGAGCATTATTTAATAACAAGAAAACAAGACAGACCATTAGGACTTCCTTTGTATTTAAATCAAAGGCAGAATGCTGTGTTGTTAGCATCAAGAACACTAGGTAAATCTTTCTTCACATTCTTAGGAGATTTTTTACACGAGTGGTTTTTTAATGGTGTTAGGAGATATGAAGAATTGTACCTAACCAACAATGATATGCTCTTTGCATTGGCAGCTTCTAAGAAGGATCCTTTGGAAAGATCACTAGCTAACATATCAAGGTCTTACGCAAACCTTCCTGGTAAGTTTGACAGGCTTCCTGATTATCATGGATTCTGTTATAAGCAGACTTCAGGTGGTTCTTGGATAGTTGACAATCTAGTTAGACACGAAGTTAAGAAGAGAAGTGGAGCTAAGGATATAACAGGTAACCAAGCTAGTCTTTTATCAATAAAACCTAACAATGCTAAGATAGTTGCAGGTGATAGGTTTAGAAGAATATATTTAGAGGAGTGTGGTTTCATTGAGAACATAAGAGAGATACAAGCAGCCTGTGAAAACTCATTGAAGGTTGGTGAGAGAGGTGCAGGTAGTTTAGTAGCCATAGGAACTGGTGGAGAGTCTTCTAAGATAGAAGGTTCGAAAGATATGTTTGAGAATCCTAGAGGTTATAACGTATGTAACATTAGAGATTTTTATAACAGGACAAATACTAAAGCTAGGTCAGGATTATTTGTATCTGTGGTTTATGCAGCAGAAGAGTTTAAAGATCCACAAGGTAATACATTAATAAAGGAATCTTTAGCTAGGGTAATACAAAAAAGGATAGAGCTAAAGAAGGAAAAGGATGCAGCATCATTCATAGATCATGTGATGTTTAATCCTATTTATCCGAAGGAGATGCTTATTCCTAAAACTAAGAATAAGTTTCCTACTGCAGAGATGGCAACATACAGAGCAGATTTAGTTTCTTTAAATACTTTAGAATCACCTGATGTTGCGATGGGTACATTCCATGCAGACAAAAATGTAGTTGGAGGTGTTAGGTTCGATAAAGATTTTAAGAGGGAGTTTACACCAATAGTAGATTGGGGTAGAGAAGACAATTTAGATGACCTTAGAGGTGTATGTATAATGTATGAAGATGTTATAGATAATCCACCTGATGGTCTATATCACGTAATAGTCGATCCAGTTTCTCAATCAGGAAAGGGTGCTTCTTTAAACAGTATAATGGTTTACAAGGCAGACTTCGGAGGTAACATGGGAGGTATGCGAGATAATATAGTACTAGAGTGGACAGGTCGTACAGAGTCAATAACAGACACTTACGAAATTATACTTTTAATAGCTAAATATTATAGTGCTCAAATTTTTCAAGAGCGTAACATTCCATACATGTTAGAGTGGGCATCAGATAATGAATGCTTAGGAATGTTTTCACTAGAGCCACTAGAAACTTTGAATAAGTTACACAAGGGTAAGATAAGAGCCTCGCATTGGGGTAGAGGTGTTAAGATGAATGCCACTTTAAATGCACATGCTTATCTAAAACTTTCTACATGGTTTAAGGAAGTTATAGACAGGGATAAAGATGGTGTACCAACAAAGAAAAAGTTTCAAGAGATAAAAAGTTTAAGAATATTAAGTGAGGCTATTAATTATGAGCCTGAATATAAAACAAAGTTTGATGCATTATCTTCTTTGTATTTATTAATGATACTGAAAACTGAGTTAGAGGGACAAGATTTAGTAATCAATTTAGATGCCGAAGATGCATACGAGGAGTATGATAACGAGCAGCTAGACAATCCAAACAACAGAACTATAGAATTTCTAAAGTTCTAGGAGTAAGTATAAAAAAAACAGATGGCATACATAAGCAGAACATTTGAAAATAATAGCGAGGTTAACCCAAGGGTTTCTTCAGCTAAAAAGTCAGCCAACAATTCAAAGAGGCAAAAGCAAATAATAGATCAGTATTGTGCTAATTCATTTTCGGATGGATTTGACGAAGATAGATTAAGAAATTTTGACTTGAATTATGATTTATTAAATGGTAGAGTAGATACTAAAATATACGATGATAATAAGACCCACAGTATAATGGGGGAAACTTTTACATTGAATGATAATCCTGTTATACACTATCCATTAATATCTCAAATTGGGCAGGCAATGATAGGTGAGCAGTTGAGAAGACCATTCTCTTTAGTAGTTCAAGATCTATCTCCATATAAAGAAACTTTCGTAGCTAAGGAATACAATAAGCTACTCAAGAGCAGTGTTGAGAAGGAGTTCCTAGGACCTCTAAAGAAGCAAGTAGCTAGTACTATGCTAAAAGAGTTTGGTATAGAAGATCCATTAAGTTTGACTCCTGAAGAGCAGAAGGAGTTTCAATCTCAGATAGAGGGTAGAGCAAGAGCTTTATCTCCTAAAGAAATTGTTGAGTATATGGAAAATGACTACAGAACTCCTGTAGCTAAGCAAGCTCAAGAAGTTATGGCTTTTTTGACAGATTCATTAAATTTAAGAGAAAAGAATATAGAAGGATTCGTACACTCACTTCCGACAGGAGAGGAGTATTATTACGTTGATGTTCATAGAGATGATTTATTATTTGAAAATGTTTATCCTGATGAGCTGATATATGGTGGTTCACCTAACAAGACATGGGTTCAAGAAATGGATTGGGCTAGGAGAGATCAAGTTATGACTATTCCTGATATAACAGAAAAATACGCAGAGTACTTAACTCCTAAAATGCTAAAGGATCTTGAGGGTGGTATAATGCCTATGAGTGAGTTTAGAGGAAAGGGTTTCTCAAAAGAAGCTTGGTACAATCAAGATAACATAAAAACAGTACTAGAAGCTTCAGCAAGAGATGGTGACTTCTATTTAGAAAAGTACGGAAACTTAGATACTAGAACAATTGAAGGTAATAGAAACTTCACTAGTATGTACGGAGATGTTATGGGAGGATCAGGTACTAGAAATAACCAAAACATAAATACACTAGGACTTAGAGTTCAACATGTAACATGGAAAGATAACAGGCTTTATAAAAAAGTACTAAGATATAATTCAGGTGAGGATAGAATGGAGAGCTATTGGGTAGGTGAAAACTATGAGCCTGTAGAATCCGATTATAGTGTAACAAAGGTTTGGGCTAAAGAAGTTTGGCAGGGAACTAAGATTGCAGATCACTATATTAAAGTTGAGCCTCTTAAGTATCAGCATGGTTCAATAAAGAATCCATACAACTTAGAGCTACCTTACTACGGAAAGAGATACTTCAGTTATGCAAATAGAACTAAGAACAGAAGTGTAGTAGATTCAGGTAAAACATATCAGAGAGACTTTGATATACAGATGGCAGAGTTGAAGCATACTATTAAAACAAATATGGGTAATTTATTTCCATATAATATAGATGCCAAGCCTGAGAAGATGAAGCAGAAGGAATTCTTTACTTTATTAAAAGACTTCTCTATGTTACCAATTCAGAACAGGAAGCATGGAGTTTCACCTATAGACAACAACATACTTAAAAGTATTAATGCTAGTAAGATGGCAGAGATAGGTGAGAACATAAATCTATTAAACTTCTTTAGAGAGGGTTTATTCGATGCTATGTATTTCAGTAAAGCTAGAGCAGGTGCAGCAGGTCAATATACAAATACATCAAACTTACAGTCTCAGCAATCAGCTAGTTCTAATCAGACTGAGCCAATTAACGAGACTCACAGGATTATATTTGAAAAGGCAGCTAGGGCACTGATGGATAAAGCTAGGATGCATTATAAAGATCATCCTACTCAGATAGAGCATATACTATCACCTTCATCTTTGATGGAGTTGAAAGCAGGTAGAGAATTCTTCTACACAGAAATGGGTATTGAGTTAGAGAACTCAGGATTTGAAATGCAGCAGATAGAATTCTTAAAGCAGCAGATGATGCAGTTAGTAGGTGGAGCAGGAGGAAACGGTATAGACATTATACTAGAACTTACTCAAGCAACTACTAAGAGTGATATTATAAATCTCACTAAGAGATATAAGAAAGAGATAGCAGAGGCTCAGCAGCAAGCACAGCAATTTGAGATGCAGAAGTTAGATAAGCAACAGCAAACTCAAGCAGCAGTAGATGCAGCAGCACAAGAGTATGATTATAAGAAGCACGTTGAAGTTCTTAGAAGTCAAGAAGCTAGAGCTCAGATACAATCACTCACAATCAAGAATGCTGCAGATACTAATGGAGATGGTAAAGCAGAGCTTGTACTAGCAAAAGAGAAGCAAATTATAGCTGATAGAATAGCAAAAGACAAGCAGTTAGCATTTGATAGAGAAGAATTAGCTTTAAAATACGGAAATAACAAATAATTTTATAAAAAACGAGCACAAAAATACAACTTTAAGTAAGATTGGGGTTTAGGTACTAAAATGTTAAATACCTAAATACCCCAAAATCTTACAATCTGGTTATATATTTGTGTCAGAAATAGAGGGAAATGGAAAAAGGAGAACACAAGATTGGTAATACAGTCGTAACTATTGGAGCAGATAATCCATTTGCACCAAAACCTGTAGGGGAAGAAACTAATGCAGTTGTAGATAATACTGAAGTTGTAGAGCAACTTGAAGCAGATCCTCCTGTTGAGGAAAAATCTGTTGAGAGTGATGATGGAACTACAGATATGACTGATGTAACTCAGGATGTACTAGACTCATTAAAAAAGGAGGATTCAGTTGAAACTAAAGAAGAGGTTGAGGTTGAGTCAAACAAAGGAGATAGTTTAGGAGATGTATACTCAAGAGTAGCAGAGCAAATGAAAACTGATGGATATTTACTTCCTGATGTAGAAGTACCTGAAAACGCAACAGGTGACCAAGTATATAACTTATATGTAGAAGCTAATAAAGCTAAGCTACAAGAGCAGGTCGCTACAGCAACTCGTACAGAGGTTTTAACTACCTTAGAGAAGATGGGTGTAAATGAATCAGATATTCAATACGCTATGGCTATCAGGGGAGGAGCAGATCCAAGTGAACTAGGTCAATATGTACAATACGAGAAGTATGCTACTATAAATCCTGAAGATGCAGAGTCTGATCTAATGCTTGATGTAATAAGCAGAGGAATGAGAGATAGGGGTTATTCTGATGAAAGAGTAAAACGTATCACTGAGAGTTTAGAGATTAGTGGAGAAGATTCTATAAGAGAAGAATTTAAAGAATACCAAAAGGAATTCAAAACTAAGCATGATAGCTTTATACAACAAAAGGCACAGGTTGCTGCTCAAAAGGCACAACAGGAGGCAGATGATTTAAAAGCTAATACAGATTACTTAGAAGGAGTATTTAGAGAAAAGTCTATAAGAGAAGAGCCTTTATCAGATACTCAACTAGAAGATATTAGATCTTCAATATTTGAGAAAAACGCTGTAGTAGAAGTAGAAGGTAAAAAATACACAACTTCTGAATGGAATAAATTCTTAATTGAAGACCTTAAAGACTTTAAGACTCAGATGTATCTATTTAAGATACTTAAGTATAGAGGCGAAGAGTTAGAAGGAGTAAAAAGAAAAGCAAAAGATCTTTCAGATAAAGATTTTATGAATAGGAACACTGTGGAGATTGAAAAATATCCTGAAGGAGATCCTGTTAAAAATAGAAATAATAAAAAAAACCCAGGGTCATGGTTTGATCTAGGGGACAAAGTACTTTAAAATAAAAAACAAAACATTAAATATGTCATTTAGAGGAACGCCACATGGTTCAAAATACCAAATAAATCACGTACCAATGAGTCGTGAGCAGAAATTTGGATCGGATATCAGATATTCAGATTTACTTTTAGCTGCTGGACCAAAGCACGCACACTACGAAGAGCTAATCGCTTTGAGTAAAACATTCTATTCGCCAATGTCTGAGACACTGAGCAAGACTACTACTCCATTCATGGATTGGGTATCTGCTAACGGTGGAATGATGGATGTAGGTAAGAATCAAGTTAGATGGAGAGTATACGGTACGCCAGCTACAGAAACTTCAATTACACAGAATCCTTATGCAGCATCTGACCTTCCTGGTGCAGGTAATGAAGTAGGACATGTAATTTTAGATAACGAATTTTACAAGCCACAAGATCTACTTTACCCTGTAGGACACTTCAAGTATGAAATCATGCTTCAGTCTTTTGCAGAGCCAGTAGGAGCTAATTCTTGGAGATATGAATTCAAGACAACTGAAAAGGATACATTCATTCCTGTAGCATTCTTCGATATTGGAAGAAAGTGGGATAGAAAAGGTTCTGTTAGTTCTTGGATTGACACTATGACTTATGGTTCAAGTGAATTCCAAATGAATTACACATACCTTGAGTTCGCAGTTAACTTGACAACATTCACAAAAGCTTATTCAGTAGACGAGGAAACTCACCTACAAGATGGTACTTTAATCGTATCAAGACATGATATCGATTCTGATGCTAACATGGAAAGAGGTCTTATCAACAAGATGGAGCTTGAGCACGAAATGACTTACCGTAGAGAGAAGGAACTTCTTATGATGACAGGTAGATCTTCTGATCACCACAGAGACATCAACTCTAAGCAGTTAATTACAACAGCTCCTGGTTTCTTCGAATTCATGGAAGAAGCTCAGATCATGAAGTATAACCCAAAGGTTAATAACCTTGATATGTTCTCTAACATTTTGGACAACTTCTGGTATGACAGAGTTCCAATGGCACAGAGAAACATCATGTTAATGACAGGTGAGGGAGGACTTAAACTTTTCCACAATTGGGTAAAAGAAAGATTCGACAAAGAGCCTGTTCTTATTGATGATTCATTTGTACTAGGAGAAGCAGTAGCAGATGAGTTTTCTGACAGAATGAAGCGTTCTTACGGAACAACTAGATTCTTCAAGTATAACTTAGACCTTTTCGGTTCAATTACAGTAGGACATTGGGCAATGTTAGATAACCCAAGAGTATTTGGTGAGTCTTCAATCATGCCTGGTACAAACAAACCTGCAAGTTCTTTCGAATTTATTGCAATGGATATGGGTATCGGTGCTAAGCCAAATATCAAGATTCTTACAAGAAACGAAAAGAGAAGAAGAACTGTTACTTCAGGTTACTGGTCACCATTTGGTGCAGTAGGAGTTGACAATCCAAGATTCTCACAACCTGGTGATACATCATTAGGAGATGCGTATAAGATTGAAATGAGAGAAGTATTCGGTTTAGCTATTGATGATTTAAGTTCTGTTCTTAGAATGGTTCCTGAAGTTCAATAAGATAAACTTTAGATTATAATTAAGCAGCAGCATCACTAGTTCGAGTTAGTGATGTTGCTGTAATTTTTGGGATAATATAAATATAAAATAAATGGCAACTAAGTCAACAGCAAAAGAGAGTGCTAAGTCTTCTAAAAAGACTCAAGCACAGAATATCTTAAAAACAAATTTGCCCCCTGTGGTTTTCTTATCTAAGGTGGACAAGTTGAATAGATTAACAACAGGTAAACTAGCTAAGCCTGGTTTCTTTGGTCAGAAGGCTAAGAACCCTAGTTCAGACAGTTTCGATGATCAGGAGTTAGAGTATGATTATACTTCAATACCTGGAGCAGTTAGGAATCTAACTACTCAGTGGGACAAGATTAATCAAAAATGGGCTTGGTACGGTACGTATAACGACCTACATAGAATAGGAGAAGCATTAAGTTTAAGAGATCCAAAGACAGGTAATATAATAATGCCTGAAGAGAAGTCTCTTACAAATCCTTCAGATCCTTTCTTAAACCATCATGATTTCTTTGCAAGCACATTTATGCGAGGTGGTAAGATAGCACTTCACGCTGATATTCCTTTAGAGGAGTTTTTTATCAGAACATACATGGGTAACCCTGAGATCAAGAACCCTATGCTTAATCAATCAAGCATTACTGTAGCAGGTGCAGAATTAGCTATATGGAGTCCACAAACAGAGACTAAGATCCGTAAGGAGAAAGTTGAAGAGGAGGATTCAGCAATAGAATTCTTGAGAAACATGTCAGTTGATAGACAACTGCACATAGCTCAAATTATGCAGCCAACATCTTTTGATGAGCTTACAGGAGACAATGAGCTTCTATATATGGAGCTAAGAGATGGATGTGCTAAGAATACAGCAAAGTCTAGTAAGTTCGGTGGATCTACTTGGCAAAGCAGGTTCTTGCAACTAGCTCAGATGAAAGATGCAGAGTTACATACTATGGCACAGATCATAGATGCTAAGTCAAAGAGAGCATTTACAAGAAAAGAGGGAGTTTATCACTTAGGTGGACTTAAACTTGAGAATACTAAAAATGACAATGACTTAATTTCATATTTCATGAATCCTAAGAATATGGATATGTGGGATAAAATAGTTGACTTTTTAGAGAACTTTGAAAAATAAAAGAAGATGTCTAAGATACCAGTAGAGAAATTACTATACGATTTCTATTTGAAGAAGAATTCAATGAACACTGGGTCATCTAAGAACTTTGCAATTAGAGATGTGGTAAGTTTTATAAATGAGGCTTGGTACAGAATAGCAGAGAACAATATTCAATTAGCAGAGCAGGATAGAAGGTACGAAGATAATATTAGACTACTAAAGGTTAAGCATAAGAAATTAAACTTAACGAAGGTAAATAAAGATTATTGGGTGGCTAAGTATCCTAGCAATCTATATAAAAGGTTAAACCAATCAGCAGTTATATCTCATGAGAGATGTGTAGACTGTCAAAAGGAGATACCTTTAAGAATAGTACAATCGGATGATTTAAACGATGCTAGAAGAGACCCATACAGGAAGGCAAATTTCGGTTGGGAACAATTAATAGCAGAGCAAGGTTCTAATGGTTTATACGTATACACTGATGGTCAATTAGACTTAGACAGTGTTATAGTAGACTACTATAAGAAGCCCACAGGAGTTACAGCAGATCATTTAATAACTTGTAATAAACCTATAAGTCAATTAGATGGTATATTAGAAGCAAATTCTGTATTCTTTGAAGTAGATAACACATCAATAGCAACTAAAGTAGTAGATGTTGCAGTATTGATTAGTGATGCAGCTACAAGGAGTCCACAACAATTTCAAACAGATTTTAATAAGATAGTTTCTATCGATAAAATAGCATAGCTAAATACAAACAGAAAATAAATAAAATAAATTCATGAAGAATTACGCTAACTTTAACAGAATATTAGTAACTGAGGGAGATTTCGCTTTCCCTGCAGCAGGTTTACCTCTTTACACAATTAAAAGAAAGCCTGGTACGACTCAGACAAGACGTATTTATAACAACGCATTTAAGCCTAAGCAACCAATACTATGGTTAGATGTACCTGCAGGATCAGCAGCAGGAACAGTACCTGAAACAATTGATGTTGCAAGTATTACTGCAGACAATGTTGGAAGCCTTAACATAGGTGTACTTCATTCAAGTGGTAGCAATGGTATCGTAGATTCAATCAGAAGCGCAGGACCTGAAGAGTTCGGTGGATGTGATATTAGAGATCTAGGAGCTTACGGACCATCTTGTGCACTAAGTGAAATCAAAGCTGCTTATCCAAAGTGCTTAAGCTGCGATACACTTTCAGTTAGAATCACTTTAGATGATAACGAAACTAGAGCATTTTACCCAAATCGTGTAAGAGCATCACAAGTTTTTTCTTATACACCTAACTGCAAGCAGTGCGAGGATTGTGATAAGACTGTAACAGCAGATGAATACATGTGTGGTCTTGTAGACGAGATCAACGGTAATCTAGAAAGAATTACTTTAGACGAACTACCATATCCAGGTATGGGTTCAGGAAGAAGTTTTGATAAGCCTTACAAAGCTGTTAAACTTCATCCAACATTCAAATCATACTGTATGGTTCCTGAAGGAACTGATTGTGATGGTTGTGATAGAATTGATGCACTTACAACATTTACTATTAATGGTGTAGTGAAGAACTTCGTAGGTCTTACAGATTCAGTAGATAATACTAAAACTCTTACAGCACAGCTAGAAGAAGCAGCAGCTCAGATCCAAGAAGGTTTTGAAGAAGAGTATGGAAGACATGGAGGTTTCGTAGTACTTACACAAGGTATGGGAGACTGTTGTGGAATCCAAATGTATGTTTCTACATGTGATACTAACTTCGCAATTGCAGGATTGTCTGATTGTGCAAATGCAATCGTACCTTTCCCAACATTCTCACAGGAGTCATTCTGTCAAGATTGTGCAACAAGTACAGATACTGAAACACCAACTGCAGGATTAGCAATTATCGCTAAGCAAGATAAGCTTGAGTGTGGAGCGTTCATAGGACAAGTACCTGAGTATAGAGGAAGACAAATTGATATTGAATTCTTTGATGCTTATGAGGCAATTAACACTAACTTCTTGAAAGCTACGCTTCAGAAAGGTGCTATCGCTTCTAACTTCGGAACAGATGTACAACTAAGAGAGTATCACCAAATCGTAGGTGGAGAAGGGTTTGATTTCCAACAAGGAAACACTTACTCAGGACACTTAGGATTACCTGATAGTAACTCACAGTTAGCTAACATAACAACAGCAGATTGTCAAACATCTTACTGTACTTACTACGTAAGAAGTAGAGTATATGGAGATACATTTGTAATGCCTGAAACTAATACTTACAAAGTATTTTCAGAGCTTAATGTACCTCAAGGAGATTCAACTACAAGAACTGCAATAGAGGCATTGTTTACAAAGTTTGTAGCTATCAAGCCGAATGTATGTAGAGATTTAGCTACTGCAGTCTGTCCTTCATAATAAATATATATAACTAGGAGTGTGGCAAAAAGTTGTCACCTCCTATTTTGTATTATCCCCAACTCGATTTTCATTGGCAGGAGACATTCATTCGAGTGTTTCCTGACCTTTTACTTGGGTGGGAATAAAAATAAAAACGATGATAAAAAAGATTCAAGTAAAAAAAGGCATTCTAAGTACAAATGATAAATATGGTGGAGTAAAGCCTGTTGATTTCATTTGTGTTAAGGACTGCACAGACTGTGGACCTGAACTTCCTTGTGATGGAGAGTTCATGCAGTTTAAAGATCCTGATAATGCAGGAGAGTGGTTTAGAATTGATATGGTTGAACTAGCTAAAAGTTTAACTACTCCTGTTGTAGAAAAAGTTAACTCATCAGGTACAGTATTATAAGAAATAAGTTCAGGTTAGAGAAACTTTAAAATTCTAACAGTAAATTTTTACATAAATATATAATTGCGATTATAATGTCTAAATGCTCTTGCATCTCTGAAAATAAGTTCAAATTCTTATTAGATTATAAGGATGGGGATTTAATTTTTACTGATTACTCAGAATGGGTAACAGCAAAACACAACACAGCCCAAGACATTTATACCGTATCAATTGTAAACGAAGAAAATGGGGCTACCTCAGTACTTCAGGCTAATATAGGTCTGTCTGCTGGAGTACCCCTTTTGTCGTTAACCAATGATGTAGAATGCGACAGTGATGGAATATATACTTTCAGCACAGAAGTTTGCGGTGTAAAGTATTCTAGAACAGAGGCTATCTTATCTTCAGCACAATGTGCATTCGAGAAGGTACTAATAGATAATGGAATAGAAGATGGTGATGTTAAAGATATATGGCTTCAAATGGAGCTAGTGAAAGCATCAAGCAAAAGGGGTCTAATAGAACAAGCTTCAGAACACTATAAAGTTCTAGTTAGTATGTTCAAAAGGTTAAACTGTAGTTGTTAAACAAATAATAAGAAAAAATAAAAACAATGTCTAAATGG